TTTTGCAGCCTCAACTTTTTGCGTCCAAGCCGATATGACTTTATTACGCTCTTCGTTAGCTCTGCGATCAGCTTCTGCCTTATCACGCTCTGCTAAAACTTTTTCAACATTCCATTCAGACAACGCTTTTGCGTATTCAAAAGCATCCTGAAACTGTGAAGGTTGTGGTTCTTGACCTAAAGGTTCTGCCGCTATTTGCGGATTTGCCTTTTGTTCAAGTTCCATTAATCGATTTTCTAATAATTCCCTAGCTTCACGTTCTTTTGCCGCTTCTTGCTTGGCAAATTCACGTTGTTTAGTTAATTCAGAAAACCGTTTTTCAATTTTAGGGTTTTGTTTTGGCTTATCTGTTACTTCCGCTTCCTCTGACGCTTTAGTTTCGCTCTGTGATTCTGCCTCAACTGTACGCTCTGATTCCTCAGCCACTACAGGAGCATCCTCTACAGCCAATCCCAGCTTTTGTGCGTTAAATTCAGCTAAATTTTCACTTGTTACTACTGATCCTGCATTACGTTCGTCTGACATGAGTTGCCTCAAGAATTAACCCAGTTAAAAGCTAACTGGTAAGCTTAGTTAATAGTTTAATCCTATTTCATTGTTGTATCAATGGATTTGCCCCTGAGCTAATATCCTGAACCGCTTGATTAGCATATGCGTACTGCTCAGCGTTTCTAGCGGCAATCTCTTTTTCCAGTCTGCCAGTGTCCATGTGATGCAACAATAATTCCATAATTGATTCAATTTCAACCTTATTTTGGCTAGTAATAGCGCGAGTGTTTTGGTCATGGACTTTGACCTCTGCCATTGTTTCTGTATTATGCGCTCTCGCAGTAACATCCATAAGTTTGCGCTTGTTTTCATTGTCTTGTTTGACTTGTTCAATGTCTTGACGTTGTTGCATTGCAATCTGCATTTGCTGAATCTGCTGTTGCATTTGTTGCACTTGCGCTTGTGATGCTTTCAATTGCATCTGTACTTGTGGGGGAATAGGCGATTTATCATCAATCTGCGCCATCGGGTTTGCCGCGGCCATACGGTCTGCAATGATCTCTGCGCCAGGGAAGTCCATATTGCGGAATATCAAATCGCCCGCGGTCTGCATCAGTGTGGGATCAGCTTGTAGCATTCCTAACATTGCATCAACGGATTCTTGACGCTTGCTGTTATAGCCTGGGCCTGTTTCCATCACAACGTCATACTCGCCCACAGTCACATCGTTTAAAATCTTTGCAATACCTTGTTCGTCTTGACCTTGTTGATTAAGCGTCACCAATTCAGGTTTGCCATCATCACCAATAATGCGCATGACACGCTCTGTGTCGTATATTTGTGGAATCAAATCAAGAATAATCCGTCCAGTGTAAGCAATAGATTGTGTCAAATTATCGTAATAGTGATAATTAGTCATATCAACAGCTTGTTGCTGACCTTGTAATGACTTACCACTAATATTGCCCGTAGGAAGTTGTGCAGGATCGTAGATACCAATTACTGCCATCAAGTCCGCACTTAATGCTTGCGCTGCCGCCATTACGCCTGCTGGTGGTGGTTCAGGTTGCAAACGTTGTGGTGCAGGTGCTGGTCTACCTTCAATGTCAGTTTGCTTATAACGCAGCACAGGCATAGCTTTAATGTTAGCTTGTGCCCATTCGTTTTCATGCCCTTCGTCTTGACCTTCTGCAAGCAACCATTTCGCTTTCGGTGCAAGCGCAACAGATTCGGTAAGGGCAGTCTGCCAAAAGTTGTACATCTTTTGCGGATCTTTCGCTTGACGTGCCAACCCGAAATATTTTTTCTTGTTGTGAACAATGAGTTGTTGCCCAGTAACTCGCACGACGGGAATGTATTTGCCAGCCCATGTGCCTTCCTCAAGAATCTCCATACCAGACATCTTGCACCATTTAATAACTTTCTTAAATGATTTGCGCCTGCTTACTTCATATATGCCTGCATCTTCTAACAATGCTTTTTTAGGCATTTCCGATGCAAATACATGGTTACCATCACTCAAAAGAATTAAATCTTCTGGTTTGCGCTCAGTCCAAAAGTACTCAGCAATGCGAATATCTTCTTTCATTATCCATTCTGAGTCAGTATCGCCAGTTCCACGTTGATGAAATCCCGAACCATCGTCTGCATCTGGGTACATCTTGCGAAATGTTTCTTTGCGAATCACCTCAGTAATCAAACACTTTTCAGCGTCTTGGCCGTTTGGCAAAATCGAGTTTGGGTCAAAATAGACGGTAAATGGGTTATTTATCCGACGAATGTATATCTCTTGGTCAAATGATTTATCGTTTACATAATCTGTTTCAACTCGCCAATAACCCCAGCCCATACGCACAGCAAAGTCAAAAGCATGATCGTAAGCATCGTCTGCGTTACTATTGACCTCAATATGCCGGCAAATACCTTGCAAAATCTCTGCAACTTTAGCGTCTGATTCATTGTTCATCCCATGCACTTTGATGCGTGGACGCTGCTGACGTTGTTGGTTAGTAATCTGTCGGCAATATGCGTCTAGCTTATTAATGGTAAGACATGGGCGTGATTCAAGACTGCGACTATTTTGCAATTCAACTGGCCATTGATCGCCTGAACAGAATAGAATATCTTCAAGCGCTTCTGCTCGATTGTTTGAGTCAGCATCATTGCAAAACGTCAGGAATTGTTTTGCCTCTGTAATTCGTGAATCGTAATCGTCTTGCATAATTAACCCATCCATGAGCCTGGCGGCGAGTATGTTGGTCGTTTAGGTTTTGCCTGTTTTGGTTCTGCTACCATCAACCCCAACATTCTGAATGCGTCTGCGCCGTGACTATACTGGTCATGGATAGGCGTTTTACTAAATGCCTTGGTATCAGGGTCAACCTCATATCTATAATGTCTAAGGCATTGTAATCCATCTGAACAATTATCTCTATCAAACCAGCAATTACGAAATATTGTTCGTGCAGCGTCAATACTGTCAACTATTGGCGTTCGTTCTAAAATTCTTGTTTTAAACCCTGAGTTTCTGACAATTTCCTCAATACTTCGCCCATTTGCCGCCAAAGTCTTATTTTGAGCATCGTGTGGCAACCATAGCGTATCGTAGACATACCCAAAGGTTTGTAGCTTGGCAAGATAGTACGCAATCGTCTGTTGGCTATCTTCAAGATATCTAATTAAACGGGTTTCCATTCCCACAAACTGTACAAACCATATTGCCGTAGCATCAGACCATCCTAAGTCAAAGACCGCATGAACAGGTTTAGCAGGTTCGTAAGGAACTTTAGTAATTCGCCCATCAACTTCAGCAAATTGCATTTCTTTGGCAAACACCGCACCGTCTACGGTCTGTCTGCATACACCTTCCCATACTTGGTTATAAGCTTCTGGGTCAGTCATTTTTAAATACTGACGTTCAGATTCTAATGTTTCAGGAAACCAAGGATTGTCCGACCAGTTAACTTTTTGAACAATTGCATCCGGTGGTGGCTTTAATACAAAGCGCTCGTAAGTAGGATCTGATTCCAATTCTGGGTTAAATGTCACCCATATCTCGCTATCTTCTTTGCGAATTGTTGGTATTAACACTTTCCAGCTACTAGCTGAAACCGTATTTGCTTCCTCAACCCAAGCAATATCAATGCCTTCAATTGATTTAACGTTAGCAATGTTATGTGTTTTTAAACCAACAAAAATAAATTCTGTGCCGTTTTGGCCGCGGATTGTGTTTTGCGTAATTTCGTAAAACGCTCCCAATCCTAAAGCTGTGATTTGATCTGACAACAACTTATGCACAGAATCTTTTATACTTATTTGTACTTCTCTAGCGCATAAAATTCTTAAGGGTTTTTGTGCGCCTTTAATTAATAATGCCCTAGCAACACCCCAAGACTTAGCTCCACCTCGCCCCCCTAACAATACTCGATAACGCATCTTTGGCGGGTCAAACAAACATTGCAACTTTACGGGAAACTGTGCCCTGGCGATTACATCCTTAACTTGCTGATTCATTTTTGGGTGTTGGCGCAACAAATGACACTTCAATACCATTTAAAGCAGATCCATCCGGATTAGAAAAAACAGTTGTATTTTTTTCAGACCAACCCATTTGTGCTTTAGTCCACCATATAGCGGAAGTTGTATCTCCGTTAATGGCCTTGTTAAATAGCGACTTAGCCACTTGGGCCGATGCGGTGGCCTTACCAATAGCTAATTCCGTTTCATAGTATTTACGCAGCGTTTTATCCGATATGCCAAGCAATGCACCTATTTGCTCATGAGGCAAACCTAAGCCAGCCGCTTGTTGTGCTTGCGCTTTAGTCTTGTCATTAGGAACGTGCGGTTCTTGTGGCATCTTTTATATACGGAATCATCAATTAAGTTATCTGAATTTTAGCCTTGATTTTCAAGAATTGCTTGTTTCCCCGTAAAGTTTTCCCACCGCTTTACTATTACGTCACAATACTTTGGGTCGAGTTCCATTGATCTTGCGTGACGTCCTGTCTTTTCACAGGCAATTAAGGTTGAACCGCTGCCTCCAAACAAGTCAACAACACAATCCGATCCTTTACTGCTATTCATAATCGCTTCCTCTGGCAAGCAAACAGGCTTTTGTGTTGGGTGCACATAACTACTTTGTGCGTCCCTACCTATTTTCCAAACTGAGGTTTTCGTCCTATCGCCAGCATTGAAGTGGCTTCCTTTGCCTTCCTTCCAACCATACAAAATAGGTTCATGCTGCGCACGATAGTCTTGCCAGCCCATTCCGGCTGACTGCTTCATCCATATAATTGTTGATGATTTCTTAAATTGTTCAGCAAAAGTCTTTTCAAAAGCTATTTTTGGAGCCGATGCGCTATCAGGGTGGCAAACATAAATACAAGCCAATGGCTTCATTATTGCACTGTAGGTTGCAAAAACATCTCTACAAAACTGCTCAAAATCCTCTTCCGACATATCATCGTTTTTAATTGTGCCAAGGTTGTTAGCACCTCGACCAGAATAAGCAAAGTTGTATGGAGGATCAGTAAATACCAAATCAGCTAGCATTCCATTCATTAGCTTTTCGCCGTCATCAATACTAGTGCTGTCACCACACATAAGTCTGTGGTTGCCTAGTATCCAAACGTCACCTAGCTTTGTGATCGGCTCAGGTGGAGGCTCAGGGACATCATCTTCGTCAGTCAACCCCTCAATAATCTCTACAGGGTTCAGCAAAGCATTAAGTTCGTCTGCATTGAATCCTAGCAAGTCTAAGCTAAACTTATTTTCTAACAACTCGTTGAGTTCAATAGTTAGTAATTGGTTATCCCACCCTGCGTTTAACGCTAATCGGTTGTCGGCAATGATGTAGGCTTTCTTTTGCGTAGGTGTCAAGTCTTTGAGTTCAATGACTGGTACTTCTGTCATGCCTAGCTTTCTAGCCGCCATAAGCCTGCCGTGGCCAGCTATGATGCCTTTATCGCCATCTACAAGGATTGGGTTGGTCCATCCAAACTCTTTAATGCTTGCCGCTATTTGGGCAACTTGTGCATCATCATGCTTACGCGAGTTGTTCACATAAGGAATCAACTCGCTTACTTTACAATATTCAACGTGCATTATTCGTCTTTACCTGACAAACTTGATAATGCGTCGGTCATTTCTTCAATAACGCATTGTTCCATTTGATCTTCAATTTCCGCAATTAGTTCTGCGGTAATGTAATAAGGTTGTTCTTTCAAGATGCCAATAATTGCATCCCATTGTGCTTCGTCAAGTACGATTTCCATGATTATTCCTGTGGTGTAGTTTCAGATGGATTTTCAGCAGCTTGTACCTGTGGCACAGCTTGGGTATGAATCTTCATAAGAAGTTCGTGTACAAGTTTATGTGGTAACTCTTGTAATGCCCTAAGAATTAACTCTACTTCATCCTTAGTGTGTTTAAGTGTAATCATTTTTTCTTACCCTTTTGTTGCGCTCGCTTTTCTGCATACGCGATGGCCACAGCTTGTTTAACAGGTTTACCTGCTTTCACTTCTGCTTTGATGTTTTCTTTAAAAGCTTTGGGACTGGCGGATTTCTTTAATGGCATTTATTTCCCCTTAGCTGTTTTGGCATGATTTTCCTCTGATACAAAACAAACATCTTTCCAAGACATAATTAAATATCGTTCACCATCTTCAAAGTATTCTTGATAATGTAAATATTCATCATTGCCCATCGTGCCAAAGCGTATAAATTCGCCAATATGCAAATGTTGTTTAGCTAAATCCCCAACAGCAACAATGTTTCCCATGTTGTCACGTTCATCCATAATCACATCAATAATTGCTGACTTGATGCGTGTAATGGGTTTGACAACAATGCGATCTTTTAAAGGTTTAAGTTTCATTTCTAACCTTTGGTGGTCTGCCGCGCCTGGCAGGTAATTCAACGTAACTGTCAGCTTGTATTTCTTGAATAGGTATAGCAGTATATTCACCACACCATTCATTTTGATGTTTTGTTTGATATTGCGGAAAACGCCTACAACTTCCTAAATCATTACCTAGGAAGTATTTACAAGTGCTGCAAGTAGTAAAATCAATCTCAGCCATTACAAAACCTTGTTGTACTGGTTAGCAGGTCTTTCGGTGCTGTAACACCATTGACCTGCGAATTACATACTGTCTTGATCGTGCGCTACACGAACGTGGTCATATACAGACTTTTCGCCCATGTGACCTTTCATTTCGCCTAAACGACCATCGTGATGACCCATATGCGAACCTTCACGCAAACCAAGACCATCAGCTTTACCCATGCCTACGCCACCAGCAATCGGCGCTTTACGCTCGCCTGATGTGTCGCTTGACAGAACGCCTTTAGGCATTTTCTCGCCAGATGCACCTTCGTGGTACTCTTCACGATCAACTTTGGATGCTTTAATGCGTTTTTCACCAGACATATCAGCCTTGGCAACGCCTTTAGGAAACTTTTTAGCTTCGTAGCCCATGATTATCCTTTAAATATCAGGTAACTTAATTTTACTCTCTAGGTGTGAAAGTAACAACCACCTTATTGCCTATTGTATCTGACAACACAGGGTGAATGCGAAACATTTTATCATTGATACCTAGCGCATCTGCTATGCCATCTCTGCCAGATTTGAAGGTAGCTACCAAGTTATCGTCATCTCTATGTCTGCGGTCGGGTGGATAAAACGTTATATCTAAGTCAATAAACTTATCTTTAATAGCAGACAAACTATTAATGTCCGCTTTAATTGTTAACAATTTGCATTCTTCACGATACGCTTTTTTTACTTTTGCCTTAGCCGCCCAATGCAATTGCTTATTTGGATTTAATTCTTTGGGTGGAAATGGGTAATCTATGGTCAACATTTGTAATATTTATAAAAAATCAATGAGTTATAGTATTTTTGTAACATAATTCTCACTAAAATCGGAAAAGTGCAAATACTAAAGGTCTTTTATGTCTATACATATGACAGATGACGAATGGATTGAAGCATTTAGAAAAATTGGTTCACCGCAACTATTTGCACAATTGCACAATTTAAACGTAAGAACAGTTTATCAGCGTAGACGAACTTTAGAACAAAGATATAGCATAAATTTAGAAACAACCAATAACCAACGTTTAAATTTAAAATTACGCCGCATACAAGAAGCAGCACCCAATGTTCGACGTGGCATGAACCTTGAAAAAGGCACAGTATTAGTTTTCAGCGATGCTCACTTTTGGCCAGACGAAACCACCACAGCATTTAAATCGCTTATACATTTCATTAAAGAATTAAAACCTGTGGCCATTATTTGTAATGGCGATGCCTTTGACGGTGCATCATCTAGTCGGCATCCTAGAATCGGGTTTTCTAAAGTACCAACCATAAAAGAAGAAATTGAAGCTTGCAAGTTTTATATGGGCGAAATTGAAAAAGTCGCTTGTGGTGCAAAGCTGGTTTGGACAATGGGCAATCACGATATGCGTTTTGAATCTTCACTTGCTAACGCCGTTGGTCAATTTGAAGGTGTTGAAGGGTTTACTTTAAAAGATCATTTCCCTTTCTGGCAGCCTTGTTGGTCTTTTTGGATTAACGAAGATACGATTATCAAACATCGTTTCAAAGGTGGCAGATACGGTGGCTATCAAAACACTGTTAATGGTGGCGTAAACATCATTACAGGACATACTCATGTACTAGCTGTACAACCAGTTACAGACTATAACGGTACGAGATACGGTGTTCAGACAGGTTGCTTGGCAGATCCGCATTCAGAGTCTTTTAATTATGCGGAAGATGGCCCTAAAGATTGGCGAAGTGGTTTTGCTGTATTGACTTGGGATAGAAGCAAATTATTGTTACCTGAACTTGTACAAGTTTGGGACGAAGATGAAGTGCAATTCCGCGGGCAAATTGTCAAAGTATGAAATTCACATCGTCTACTTTGCGATCAATTTACACAATGCTTTGTGACTTGCGACCATTTTGTCGGTGGTCATTGCCAGGTACTGACGAAATAATATTTGTAGCGTCAAACGATACAGATGCTATGGGTACTTATGTTTATGATGACGAAAAAGAAAAACATATTTTGACCATTTCAAAAGTTAAAAACGGTCATTTGCTTACAATAATTAAAACCATGAGTCACGAAATGATTCACATGAAGCGCTGGCAAACAACAGGTTGGGATAAACACGATGTTGTCTTTAGACGTTTTGCCACGCAAATTAGCAATGAGTTAGGTTTTGACCCCAACGAGCTTTAATGTTCGTTCCAACAAATCTTCCTCGCTCACGCCATAGTGTCTTGCAAACGCTTTTCTACCCATACCATGTACGCCAGTATTGCCTCGATGGTGTTCGGGGCATAGCGCTATAACTGGTGCGTTTTTGCGTAATCCTGCATGACGTATGTGGTGTATCTCAGCAGGGGTTTCGCCTAAGTCTAAAAAATTACAAAGTATGCAACCAAATGATGCAAGACGATCATAATGTTGCTTTTCTAACTTGCTCGACATATTTATCCCTAGTCTTTAATGCAAGTTGTTCTGCTGTTTGCATGATGTTAGTCATGTTTGAGTATGCTGCTTCCCAATCGTTGTTTAATGCCTGTTTATAAAACTGTTTTGTATATTTAGTAAGGTCAAAAAAGTTCTCTGCATAATCAGTCATTTTTCCGCCAATAAGTAAAGTCCGACATTGCCAAGCGCATAGCCGAAATAAGTGATTGCAAGCGGGTAATTACCTTTAACCCCTTGCTCGATTGAAATGTAACTATATATCAATCCAGTTACCACAATCAACCATGCGCTCATTTTAAATTTTTATCCATGATTCTATTGTTAGCTTGCTCAGATCGCCACGCATCAAATTTCATTTGCGCCGTAAGCAATCTCCATTTTAACAATTCAACTTCATACGTTGCTTGTCCTATTGCCTCACATAATTGAACATATTCGTTACTTGCATAGGCTTCACGTTCTTGCGCCGTTACAGACAAGTTAGGATGCTTTTTCATTTCAATTGCTTTAAGACTAGACTTAAACGCTTCTAATTCTGCAAGTTCTTGTTTAGCTTTAGCGTATTTAGGCGCATTGTCCCAAATGAATTGTATTGCTTTGTCTGCGCTTTCATTCATTTAAGCAATTCCCAGGCTGTTGCTGCGCACAATGGCACTTGTCCATTTCCAATGGCTTTAAGTCTGTCCACCCTAGCGGCCACCCCATCAGCCACTCTACCCACGTTGGGTTCAGTTTCCCACCAACTATGCTGCTTAGTGATGGTTCGTTTCGCAATGCTTCGCTTGGTGCATTGGTCTCTTTCGCCATGTGCGCTGTCGGTGTTGGAAACTTTTGTGCATAAACCGCCAAATTCATTGTGAATCGTTTGTTCGATAAAGTTGTTGGACTGTTGTGATTCGCTCCCCCAGTACTGCTTGTTGGAGTAGGCATAAATCCAGATTCTATCCTTTTTATGGGGCGCACCAATGTCTGCTGCCGATATAACGCCCCATGTTGCATTGAACCCCAACGTGGAAAGGTCTGAAAGGACTGTTCCAAGTCCTCTAGTAGTGAGCATTGGGCTGTTTTCCACAAAAGCGTATCTGGGTCTAACCTCGCCAATGATCCTTGCCATGTGTTTCCACATACTTGATCGTTCGCCGTCAATTCCTGCACCTCGTCCTGTTGCGCTGATGTCTTGGCATGGAAATCCGCCAGATACAACGTCAACAATTCCTCGCCAAGGTTTTCCATGAAAGGTTTGTACGTCATCCCAAATCGGGAAAGGCGGGAGAATTTTGTCATTTTGTCGGGCGCACAGTACGCTTGCTGGATAGGCTTCCCACTCGACTGCGCAGACGGTTCGCCATCCAAGCAAATGTCCCCCAAGTATTCCTCCACCAGCGCCTGCGAATAAAGCCAACTCATTCAAGCTAACTCCCCAATTCGTTTTGCAATCCTTGACCTAAACTGGCCAAAATCCTCGCCTAACAATGGATTAATCCCAACTTCCCTGCCTTTTTCCATTGTTAATTGCTCAGTAGAGTACCAAGGCAATTTAGGTTTTTTAGGTTGTGCTTCCGTCATGTCTAATTCATCCTCAAATCTAGCTTGATTAAGCCAAGTACTAGCATGAGGAATGAACTCGTTAGAAGTATCTTTAAGCTGCCAATACTTAACGTGTAACGGTAATGCGACAAGAGCCGCCTCACGATCTGTTAATGATGCACGATTCCACGCTTTTTCAGCTTCAAGCTTACTAACTTTGCGTGGATAAAGTTGCCAAAAATCAGCAAATGTCATTTGTACACCTTAACGCAGAACTCACATAAGCCATCATTTAACTTAGATGAAAGTTGCCCACAAGTATCGCACTCGCTAAATGGATTCTTCTGTTTAAACTTTCTGTCAGACAACCAATAATAAATTTTAAATCCGACAGCAAGCGTAATTGCTGCACCAATAATGTAAATCTCAATCATTTGTTACCCCCTAAGTAAACAAAAAATTTGACCAAACAGCATACTATAAATAACGCCCACCAACCCCAATGGGCTTCAAATTTATACAAAGTAAAAGCTATTAACAACTCGACCATGACAATTGCCCCCAAATGCCAGGATGCTTTCTAGAAAAATTTAGCGCCATATCCACTTTAGTATCCGTTTGTGAATACTTCCACGCTATAAACGGTGTTTTAGTGCCTTTAATGGCTTTTTTGTCACGATACAAGTATGGATGCTCCATCTTCTTTAAATGATTATGTACGTTAATTACTCTAATTTGCATAAATTCAGCAATCTGTTTGGCGTTGACCCATTCGCCTTTCTGAGATGCAATGTATTCAAATATTTGTTGTTGTTGCGGAGACACTCTCAATCCTCCCATCAGGATAAAAATATAGTTTATCAATGCGACTTGGTTGATTCAGTATATTTAAACTCTTGCTCAGGCTTGGCTAACTGTTCACGCAACGCATGAATCTCAGGCATCAAGTTAACCCTGTAATGAGCATCAA